GGCGGCATGATTCGCGTCGAGATCGCCGCTTGCCCTCGATGCGGCGAGGAGTGCCCGGCCTGGCGCGTGACCAATGACGGATGCGCGTTGTGTGTCGACGAGCTCGGTGAACAGATTGAGCGCGATCTTGAGCAACGCGACGCGCACCGCGCGTGGTCGCGGCGGTCGACGTGAACGCGACGATGCTCCTCAAGGGCAAGGCGACCCATGTCGTGACGACGGTCTACCAGCGCGACGTCTGGGCCGCTCGATGCGAGTCGTGCGGAGCCTCGTCACCGGGAGGTTTCGAAAAGTGCTCAGATGCACTTGAGGCCCTAGAACACACGGTAGATAACTGCCATGACAGATGATGGTTGCTTGTCATGGGAACCGACTATTGAACGCTATTTGGCCCATCTAGCAGGGACGGGACGAAGCACGGAGACGGTTAAGCAACGTCGCGCACAACTCACGAGGCTCGCCCGTGATCTCGGAGCGGCCTCCCCTAGTGACGTCACCCTCGTGCTCGTCGAGCAATGGCTCGCCGTCCAAGACTGGTCGCACTCGACTAGGCGCGGCCACGTCGCCGCACTCAAGGGGTATTTCCGCTGGCTTGAGCGTGAGGGCCTCGTGCAACGCTCGCCGGTCGACGATCTCGCGGTCGTCGGTATCACTCGCCCCAATCCGCGGCCGGTGCCCGAAACGGGCTACCAGTTCGCGCTACAAGTTGCCGACGATCGCGAGCGGCTCATGCTTCGGCTCGCTGGCGAGGCCGGGCTACGCCGTGGCGAGGTGGCCCAGGTTCACACGCGCGACGTCGTCGAGGATTTGCTCGGCCGGTCGCTGATTGTCCATGGCAAGGGCGGCAAACAGCGCATCGTGCCGCTCAAGGCCGATCTCGCGGCCGAGCTTCTCGCCCTGCCACCGGGCTACGTGTTCCCTGGCGCGATCGACGGCCACCTCTCGCCCGCGTACGTCGCGAAGCGCGTCAGGCGGCTATTGCCCGAGGGGTACTCGATGCACAAACTGCGGCACCGCTTCGGCTCAAAGGCCTACGCCGTGAGCGGCGATCTCGCGGCCGTACAAGATCTACTAGGCCACGAGTCGCCGGTCACGACGCGGCTGTATGTCAAGGTGCCGGATGCACCGAAGCGGGCGATCGTCGACGCGATTTAGATCGCCTGATATGCGGCCGTGACCAGGCCGCCCACGAGGAGGAGCCCGATCGCCACGAGCACGCCCTCGACACGGTCGAGGCGGTTCTTGACGGCGTCGAGCTTCTCCTCCAGGCGGGCGACGACCACCTCAAGGTTCGATCGCTCCGATTCACCCATCGGCAACCTCGGAGCCGCCTCGGAATGCCACTGAATAGAGCACAGCGCCGAGTGCCGCGAGAGCGCCGATCGAGGCGGCTCCGAGGAGGTCTGCATCGACGATGCCGATGCCGTCAGCACCCAGCGCGCCGAGGGTGCCCTCGGCAAACGTAGCGACCGCTCGGTCGAATGTGTCGACCCAAAAGGCCGACGATGCGTACTTGCTTCGGCGCATGTCAGTAGTCCTCCCTGAAGATGGTGTTGGCCTTGAGGCCGGTCTTGACGTCGACGTGCGTGACGAGGCCGTGGCGGGCCTTGTAGCCGATGCCGTGAAGCCCCAGGCCCTTGAAGTTGTCGGGCTTGAACTTGGCGGGGATGTCAGCGGCCTCGCCCTTGAGGTGGGCCGAGGTGGGGATGCCGCCAACCTTGGCGTTGTGCTTGGCGCATCGGTAACCGGACACGATGCGAAGCCCGGTCGGGTAGTTGCGCTTGCGCACCTTCTCAAGCGCGACGAGGAGCTTGCGGGCGACCTTGACCTTGCCGCAATGCGGGCAGGCAAACTCGCGCAGATGGAAGTGCGGCGAGACGCGGTAGTTGTGCTTGGCGGCCATGTTCACGGCGGCGGTGGTCAGCGGGCCCGGCACGCCGTCGGGGTCGAGCGGCGCTGTCCACGTTTGCGCCTCCTGAAACACAATCCACGAGGCCTTGCGTTGGGCCTTGGTCAGATACGGCAACCCGAGCCGCTTGAGCGTCGCGATCTGGCGAGTAACAGACATGATCTTTGCCACGGTGGGCCTCCTATGGGGTGGGTAGTGCGTCGATCGTGAACGTGACCGAGTCGAAATAGGCGATGGTGTTCTTGCTGAGCGAGGTCGAGTCGGCGAGGAGCTGAATGCCGCCGCCCGTGCTGATGAGGCACGAGGAGGTATTGAGCGTCGTCGTGTCCGTGCCGATCGCGACGGCGACTCGTGCCGGGGCGACCGGCCGCAAGTTGGCGGGGAGCGTGGCGAAGTTCGTCGCACGCTGTAGCCCGCTTCCTCGGGTCACGGTGCCGCGCAAGCGCACGACGGAGCCGTCTCCCTCGATTCGCGCGTAGAGCTCGCTCGTGTAGCCGGAAATCGTCGGGACAAGCTGCCAATCGTTGGCCTGAGCGAGCACCGGTCGCCAGGTGAGCGACTCGTCACACCGGTAGGTCTTGCCCGTGTCGGTGACGTAGGCGTGCATGCCCTCGCGCATGAGGGTGATCGCGGCGAGCTCGGCCTCATCGTCGACGACAATGACCGCCTGACTCATGAGGTGGTTGTTGACGTCCTCAGCGGTGAGGGTTTCGGCTCCAAATAGTTTCCAACCCATCGTTAGGCCTCCATGAGCTCAAGGGTGACGAAGTGCTTGCGGGGTGTGACGTTGTGCGCGATGGCGATGATCGCGAGGGCGTAGGTAGCGCCGCGATAGGTGACCTCGACAGTGCTGTAGATGTCGAGATCAGCGACGAGGGCCGGTCGATCGGTGACGTCGAGGGTGACCGAGGTGATAGTGAGGCGCGGTGTCGCGTACCGGTCGAGCAAGCGGCCCGCGAGGAACTCGGGAAAGCGGCGATCAACACCAGCCGGGCCGCCCGTGGCGGGAGCGTAGATCGCCGTTTCGAGCTGAACCTCGTGCGGGCCGTACGTGCCCATGGAGCCGGTAGCACGCCACGGGCCGAGTGTGGCGTCGACGGCGACATAGTCATCGTTCTCGTCGAGCTCGCGGCCGTGGTTGGCGAACGAAACGGTGTTCACGACGGCCGCCGTGTCGTGGCTTGTGACGATGTCGGTATAGGAGGCGTGCGTGTCGTCGTTGCCGTTGTCGAGGTCGCTCAAGTAGAGGACGGGCGCACCGGGCGCGCTCGTGATCTTGACCTCGCCAGTGGCGTCCACGTACCAACCGGCACCTGCCGAGGCGGTAGCGATGTCGAGGTGCTTCGCGAGGTTTGTCTCGGTGAGGTGGTTCGCGGCCCATGCGCGGCGGCTTTCGATTTGGAGGAGTGAGAACGCATAGGTGTGCGTCGAGATCTTGAGGGTCGAGGTGAACGCGACGTCTGCGCTCGTGCCGCTCGCCCGGAATCGGAGCGAGCGCCCAACACCGAAGCCGGGCCGGACGATGCCGCCGCCGCTCACGTAGGTGAGAGATACATCCTCGACGGTGACGGTGACCAGGCCGCCGGTCGCGCCAATGTCGACCCAGGCGAACTCATACCACTCGCCGGGCACGAGGCCGCTGATCGTTGCCACGAGCGGGGTCGCGTTGTGGCCGTCGTAGACGAACACGTAACCCGAGCCGGGCCCTCCCCATGCGTTCTCATCGATGTCGACGCGCCACGAGCCGAGATAAGGGTCGTTGCTCCATGTCGCGAACGCCGAGAACAGTGTGTAGGCGTGGCCCTCGCTGATCGGCATGTCGGACGCATAGCGGTCGTAGTGGTACGGCGGGTCGACGAGCGGCGTGAACGGGACGGGCGTGGACGACATGAGGCGGTTAATGCGGTCACGCCAGGGTTCTCCCTCGTTGGTGCGTGCGGCGACACCATGGCGCGGCGTGTTGGCAAGCGTCGCGACGGCGTCGACGGCGGCCATGGTCACAAACCTCGTCTTGGTGCGCTTCTCGTCACGCGCCACGAAACTCGTCGTGCGGCCGGTGTAGAGCACCGCGCCCGCGGAGGTCTTGAGGCGACACGCCAGGCCTGGGCGGTAGGCGACGGGGTCGACGGCGGGGTCAAGGGCGTCGACGAATGAGGCGTTGAGGATGCCCGGCTCGATCGTTGTCGTAATGCCGTCGCGCGAGCCGCCTCGCCGCACGTTGACGCTCGTCGCGTCGCCGGTCACGTCGACCCATTCGAGGCCGTTCTCGTCGGTGTCTGCGAGGTGATCGCCGCCGTTGAGCTGTGACACGTCGAGGACGAACACGCCCTCGATGGGCTGTAGAAGTTCGAGAACAAGGCTCATGCGAACGCTCCTCGGTTGACACGCTGGTAGGCGTTGAGGGCGTGCGTGATCTGCCGACCGATCTCGACGGGGTCACCGATGCCAGCCTCGACGTTGATCTCGATCTTGATGTTGTCGCCTCGTCCGGCACGCATGCCGAGCAGGGCCTCCAACTTGGACAGCGGGAGAACGGCCTCGGGCTCGCCGCCCTCACCACCGAGGAACAGCGTCGGGCGCGTCAGGATGCCACCGGAAGCGAGCATAGGAATCTTGGGGAAGCCCCAACCCTTGCCGCCCATCTTCGGCACCCAGCTCGGCACCTGGAACTCGACTTTGCCCAAGGTGTTGTTCCACAGCCGCGCAACGGCGTTAAACGCTTCCTTAAACGGTGCGGTGATCTTGTCCTTGACCGTCGCGAGGCCACTCTTGAGCTTGGTCGGCAGGCCTCGGAAAAAGCCCGTGATCTTGTCCCAATTCTTGGTGATGAGGCTGAGCGGCGAGTAGCTCCATACCTTGCGAATGATCGCTTGGGCGGTTGCGAGCCACTCGCGCACCTTGTCGACGCCCGCGCTGAAAGCGCGCTTGATCTTGTCCCAATTCGAGACGATCAGGCCCAGCGGCGAATAGCCCCACACCTTCTTGATGAACGCCCACGCCTTGCCGAGCGCGGTCTTAATGACAGCCCAGCCCGCCTCGAAGTAGCCCTTGATCGCGTCCCATCCGGTCTTGAGGGCTTTGGTGAGCGCCTGCCAGACCTTCTTGCCCGTCTCGGTCTTGGTGAAAAAGTAGGTGAGGCCAGCGACTAGGCCCGCGAGAGCGAGGACGATGAGGCCGATCGGATTCGCGGCCATGACAGCGTTCCAAGCGCCCTGAACGGCCGTCGCAATGAGCACGGCGGCCCGCCATGCGGCTAGTGCGATCTGCCACGCCTTCATCGCGGCGACGACGGTCACCACGGCGACAGCGAGCGCGCCGAGCCAATCCTTGTTACGCACAACCCACGCGATCGCGTCGCGCAGGCCGGGAATCAGCTTCTTGGTCACCCACTCGACGAGGGCGCGCACCCTCGGCAGGAGCACACGGGCGACGGTGGCACCGAACTCGCGCAAGCGAGGCACGATTTCGCGCTTAACCCACTCGACGAACTCGCGCAGGCGCGGCAGGCCCTCGTTTCGGAACCACTCGGCGAGGGCGTCAAGCTTGGGCTTGAGGTACGTGGCGAGCCGTTGACCGAAGTCCTCGATCGCGGGGACGACGATGTCGACGAACCACGCCGCAACCTTGTCAAGAATCGGCAGGAGCTTTTGGCCGAGGAACTCTTGCGCTTGCGACCAAGCGACCTTCATACGGTCGGTAGCGTTGGCGGTGGCCTCGGCGGTGCCGCCAACTTGTGTTTCGAGAGCGTCGAGGATGATCGCTTGGGCCTTGTGGAGCTCGCCAGACTCGACGAGGGCGCGAATCTTGGCTTTCTCGGCCTCGGTGAATGACACGCCGGAGCGGGCGAGGGCGTTGATGCCCTTGATCGGGTCATTAAGCGCCTTGCCGAGCTGCGCCGCGTTTGTCTCGGCGGTGCCGAATCCAGCGGCCGCGAGGTCGACGGCGGCTTTGGTGGCGCGATCGAAGTGCCCGCCCACCTGGTCGGCGGTCGCCGCGACGTGTTTGAACGTCATAAGCTTCGCGGCCGTCACCTTGATCGAGTTTTGGTCGACGCCGGTTTGCCGGGCGATCGCGTCGGCGAGCTTGGTGACGCGGCCGGATACCTTATCGGCCTGGTCACCGAACAGGCCCATACTCTTGGTGATGTTCGCAATGCGAGCGTTCGCAGTCCCTGCACGCTCGCCCGCCTCGATGAGCTTCTTGGTGATGACGGTGGCACCCGCGAGGGCCGCACCTACGCCGATCATCACGGCCTTAGCGGCCTTCTTTCCAGCCGACGCCAACTTGGAGAGGCCGGTGTCGTTGGCGACCTTCTTCATGCCCGACGAGAACCGCTTGGTGTCCGCGAGCACGGAGACGGTAACGGTCTGGCCTGCCATGGTTCGGGCTCCTTACTTAGTGGCGTGTTTCTTTTGGAGGGCGGCGACGATCGCGTTGCGTTCGCGGACGGTGAGGGCGAGGTAGTCCTCGGGTAGCCAACCGGGCATCATCACGAGGAATGACGCCATGGCGGCGAGGCCCTCATCGCTGAGGGCCTCGCGTGGCGTCAGTTCGTGGCCTTCGCCTTGGCTTTTGGGGCCTTGACCTCGGCCGCGTCGTCGTCGGGCACGTCCTCGACGGGCACGTCCTCGACGTCGATGCCGAGGATTTCGTGCGCCTCGTCGATGGTGAGTGCGAGGGCGTCGTTGAACGTGAACTTGGGCTCGCCGTTGCGACGCTTGGCGACCATTGCGAGGGCCGCGAGGGTCTTGCCGACGGGCTTGTCGGTGTCGCCAATCTCGGCGATCGACATGCCGGTGAGGCCCTCGATGGTGGACACCTCGCCGAGCGTAAGTCGCTCAATGTCGAGATTCTTCATGGGTAGATCTCCTAGAGTCCGTTCTTGCGGAGCAACTCGCCGATGCCCTTGTCGAGCTCGGACAAGATGCGCGCCCGCGTCGTGTTGAGTGCCTCCGAGAGAAACTCGTTGGCGGGGATGTTGCGGTCGGGCCACCCGTAATGAATGACGCCCGCGTATGGCGCTCGGGCACCGCCCGCGCGAACCACGGCTTTGGTCTTGCCACGGCCCGCGCGGAGCGTCTGCCCGAGAGTGCCTGACAGCCTCGGCGGGTTGGCCGCCTGCACGACGATCAGGCCCAGCGAGAACATGAGGTCTTTCATGTCCTCGCTGTCCGCGCCCGCCTTCGACATCGCCCGCAACGTCTTGCCGAGCCCTTCGACTCGGATGCGGACGTCGCCCTCAGCGATCTCGAAGTCGTCTCGCATGAGACGGTTAGGCCTGCGGTGCGGTGCGGTCGAGGGTCGGCTTGCCGTCCAGCTTCCACTGGAAGTCGAACGTGCCGGTGTTGTCCTTGCCCGCCTCGGTGCCAGCCTCGGGTGCGGGGCCGATGGTCAGGGTGCCGACGATGTGCGGGGTGTCCGTGTCGGGCGCGGCGTTGCCGTACGGCGCGAGGGTGAACGGCACGCCCTCCTCGCCCGAGTTCTCCCACACGTACGTCCAGAACGAATCGCTTGCGAGGTCTTGCACGGCGGTGCCGTTGAGGAAGTAGTCGCGGTCGTCGCCTGCCTCGACGTCGGCGAACGTCGTGACGTCGACGTCCTTGTCCTCGTTGGTGATGCGCCACGAGGTCAGCTCGCCCGCGAAGTCCTCAGCCGGGGTTCCCAGCTTGAGGATGAGCTTTGCTCCCTTGAGTCGTGCCATTTCTTAGTCTCCTAGCGTGATTGCTTGCTTGGCGAGTGCCGCGTTCGCGGCGAGGTACTTTGTGTCGGCCCACTGGAACGGGAACGGGTCAGTGACGCTCGCCACGTCGAGGACGGCGATCACGGCCGCGATCATGTCGTCGAGCTCGTCGCCCACCGCGTCATTCGAGCCGGTGCTCGTGATGAGGGAGGCGAGGAGGTTGACGTTGTACGCGCCGAACGTGGCCTCGTCGTCCGTGACGTACGGGTCGCCGGGGTGGATGATGATCGCGGGCGCGATGATGCGCTCGGGATACACGGTCGTCACCGTGACGCCCGCGAGGATGGGGTGCGCTACGACCGCCTCCTCGGCCTCAAGACGGCCCTTGAGGCTTTCCTTGAGCTCGGTAAGGGCGTTCATGCGACGCCGCCGGGCACGTAGCGGTTGAGGATGGGATACGCGGCGACCATGGGGTCGCGGGCGACACGGGTCGCGGGCTGGTCAGGGCTCGCGAGTTGCATGACGCCGTTCTTGGCGTTGCGACGGTGGTAGAGCTCAGCGCCAACCTCGCGAATCGCTCGCACCTTGACCACCTCGGGCACGGTGTAGCCCTTGATGTAGTCCTCAACCAACTGTGCGGCCTCGGCCTCACACGCGGTTGCGTACGCGATGTCGGACTCGGCCTTGAGAGGGCCTACAAAGTCCGCGAGGTTGACGCTGAGCTCGTCTGCCATGGCTTAGCTCGCCGCCAGCTTGACGGGCACGATCGCGGCCGGGATCTCGGCCGCCACAGCGCCGTAACGGTAGACCGCGTACGCCCGCGACAGCGTGACAATGCGGTCGTCGGTGAGCTGGACGAGCGGCGAGTCGTACTGCCGAATCGCGAGGCGATTGACGAAGTTCGCC